TGAGAAGTGGGCCATCACCAAAGTGCTTGTACCTATTCTTATTGCTAGGTGTAAATGGGATTGAACCAAGAGATGCTAGTCTGTTTACACGCATAGCTTGTTTCTTCATAAGGTTCGGGTTACCTGCTGCTAGTTTCATGTGTTCTTCTCCTTGAGTTTGGCTTCAATGGCTTCTGCTATATCCCAAGCATCAACACTTTCGCCGTGGATACACTCATATCTCTCATCAAGCGTCAGCCCCACCCAAGGGCGTTGTTGTGGGGTGGTGTAGAGAGGTGTTGTACGCCTAAAACCGTAGTGATCATCAGTCTCATGTGTGTTGTGCCAATAGATAATTTTCTCTTCTTCATCAAGCCACGCCACAGGCTCTTGCGCTGGCTGTGCTGCGAGTTCTTTGCCTCGATGTACCCCACTCATGTACGCAATGGTCAATTCATCGCCGTGGTCAGGCTCTTGTGCTGGCTGTGCCAAGGCTTCCAATGCAATCTCTAATGCGTCCACGCACCTTTGGATAACTTCTGAATGTTCAAAAGGTGTTCCATCTGCAAGTGCTGCAACTGGTTGCAAAAGGTTAACAATTTGTTTCAATGCTTCTCCAGTCATTGTGCTACCCATATGGCTTTCCCGCCTGTTGGTTCAAACTGTTCGGTGTTTAAACGAATGTACTGTTGCCCTTCTACACCAGCGGACTGAACGTAGCCTTGGATGCCCCAGTCTTTTACCTCGGTCACTGTGACCATGCAGGCTCCAAACATTTCTTTGCTTGGGTCTACCTGTACTATGTCTCCTACTTTAATCATGTGTTCTTCTCCTTTAGCCATTCTTGAATGCGAACAAATGCAACTAAATAATTACCATTCTCGGCAAGCCGTGTGGCTTCCAAGAATTGCGCCTCCGTCAGCCCCACCCAAGGGCGTTGTGCTGGTTCATCAGGGCAGTCTTCACACTTTGTCGTGCAGCGATTCATCTTCATGCACCAAGGCTCTTGTACTGGCTGTGCTGGCTTACAAGCATCATTAAAACCTTCCGCATAGCCAAGGGCGTAGTCCCCTGATGTTGGCTGTTCCAAGGCTGCAACAATGGCGGTGATGGCTTCACTGTGTGTAATCACTGCATCTTTGTGTGGCTTGCTCCATTGCAACGCCTCAAGCGCAAGTTTCAATGCTTCTTTCATGGCTTGCTCCATGTGAGGTTACCCTTAACCGCATACCAGCCAATCGCCTTGGTATCCGCAATCTCTTTTTGGTCAGGCCAGCCTAAAGCAAACTGCCATGCGTGGTGCTCGTTCTTAGCAAGACCAATCCAACGCAAACCGTCAGGTGCTACAACGACCCAAGGCTCTAATGGTTTTTCATCTTTCATGCTTCCTCCCACTGTTGTGTAATGCTGCACCAGTAAACGCCATGCGCTTCAGTTATGACGTGACCCTTAACGATGTCATCGACTTGACCACCGAGTTTGTAATGCTCATCCTCTTTGATTGATATAAGGGATTCCTTGGGGCTAACTTCAACCAACAAATGAAGCTTGCCGCTTTTAAGGGTTTTTGTGTGTAGGATTTTCATATTGCCGCCTTCTTTGTAAGCCCACGCCAAGTTTTATGTTGATTTGCTCCCCTTGGGGTTCTACAAGCTGCTGCCGATGCCACCGAAAGCACAGTCCAACCCCAAAATTTGCCACTCCAATAGGCGTATGAACCTTCGTCAAATACTTCATACACACCTCTATGCACAGGCTTAATCTCCACTGGAAACCAATCGGTGTAGTAGGGCAAAACCTCTTTTGTTTTCACGTTAACAACTTTAAATTCCATTGTTTCTGTAGTCATTCCACCACCTCCTGCTTGGCTTTGCCGACCATAACCCACGCATCAAGCATACTAATCACAAGAATGGTTCGGCCTTCGCTGTCATCGTAGATAGTTTCGTACATACACTTGGATGGCACAAACTCTAAAAATTCTTCGTATGTCATTCCACCACCTCCTGTTTTGCGGTCAGGGATTCCAAGCGTTTAATCCGTGCCACGTTGTAGGCAACAATGGCGGTGTGGTACTCCATGCTCGATTGGTGGCGTAGCTTGGTGCGCTGTGCCTGTATCAGTTCCTCGGCGATAAGTTCCGCAGGGGTCGGCATGACCCAATGGTTTATCAGCCATTCCCATGCGTTTTTTAAGTGGTTCATTTTGTGTTCTCCTTTATCCGTGTTTCAAATAAACGCAACACCATTTCACGGAGCAGTGGTTGGTATTGGCTCTGTCGGTAGGCATTGAGCAGGTGGCTGTCTTCCATATCCCTAACGGGTATTTCCCTGCCATCTTTTGTTTTCCATACCTCCGTCCAAAAATTGCGTCTTGCTTCTCGGTCTTCCCAAGCACGTTCTGCAAGGGCAATATCGCCAGCCATTTCGTCGTAATACTCGCTCATTTAAATATACTCCTTGTTAATACAGTTTTAGTTGGTTCGCACTGCTTAGACTGCGCCTTGGTGCTGCTGAAGTAGCCAATCGCAAAGCAGATGGCGGCAAAGACCCCTACACACTTAACAAACGTCATCAGGTTGTCCCAAAACCGCTCGAACACTGTTGGGGTTTCTTCGTCTTCTACCAGTTGAATTTTTATCTTACTCATTTCTCTCTCCAAAAAATGTTAAACCTTTTCCCCGTCTTTGATGTAAGACTCAGACATCTTTTCCCTGATCCAGTAACCATCACCGTTTACACTCATACCGACACCAATCATCTCTTCGGTAGTTCTGCATCGTCTATCTACACCATGCTTACCTGTACGGTGTTTATCAAATGCTCCCGTGCTGTTGAAGTATTCTTTACAGCCTTGGCACTGATTCCTATTTCCCTTTAGCAACTTCATCGCTTGACTCCTGCATTGTTTGTTTAAACAGTTCATCGCAGATTAGCTCTGCAAATGATTGACCGCTAGGGAATCGGATCTGAGACGCGGTGTTTGACTTAACAACATCCGCAGCCTTATTAATCCCATCATTGAACCCTGACACATACTGACTGTCTGTAGCCATACGCATCAGGATCCCCTCACGAATAACCTTAGCCATCGTTACCTTCTTCTGCTTAGAGAACTTCTTCAATCGGATGTGCTCATCCTCATTGAGGTAGGTCATAAAGGGTTTTAGTTTTTTAAAAGGCAGTGCCATTTGTTTTCCATTCTTCAAATTCAACCAACAGACTGTCAAAAGCTTTCTTCGCCTCATCTTTGCCATTGAGTTCTGTTCTAGACTCAATCTTGCAAAGACCACAAAGCAACTCAGCGGTTTCATCTTCTGACAAGGGTTTGCCTGAGTAGATCTCTTCCATAAACTTTTGGAAGACATGACTGCGACACAGGATGCCTGCAATCGTTACTCGGTTCTTGTAATCTGTGTGTGACTCATCATCTTTGATACGAGCCAAGACACACATGTAACGCGCCCCAACAAAGTCCCTAAGTAGTTCTTCGGGTGCTTCATCGGGGTGTAGAGATAGAGTCAAAACAAAACCTGTTCGATCTTGTTTTAACGCCACTTTCCTGCATTCAAATTGCAGTGCCATCATTTAGCCTCTTGAAACCAAAAAGCCAGCAACCGTCAGAAGGGCAACATAAAGAAGTATCAATGCAACCTTAGCAGACGCAAGGCTTTCTTGAAGCTTTCCTATGTCATTCCGGTGCTGTCCCAGTGCGTCAGTGATGTGTGCTAACTTCTTGGCATTAGTTGGTGAAACCTGTGGATCATTTTTAGTGGCATCATTCACTAGAAATTGTTGCCGCGCCTTTGTAGTCGTAGGAATACCAAGGCGAACTCTTGCATTGTGAACAGTTGAGGAGGCACAACCAACAGCTTCCATAACGGCTTTTGAACTAGCAGTTGGGTTCTTTATCAGGTAACGGTCAACAACTAAATGTGATACAAATTTCTTCATGTCAACTCCTTCAAAAGGGAATATCTTCTTCGGGAAACTCTTGAGCCTGTGACTCTTGACGAACACTGCCGCCTTGCTCTTGTGGAACAAAACGATTCACAGCCAAGGAAAGGAATGTGCGACCATTCTTGTCTTCACGCTTCCATCCGCTTAACTTAATGATGGTCAATCCATCCTCTGTCTTGATGGCTGTCAAGTCTTTAAGGTTTACACGAATCTCACCCCAGTAGTCAGGAGACTTAGGATTGTTCTTCGATGTCTGCTTGTTCAAAGAGCCGGAATCGGGAAGTGGTTTGTAAGGTGTGTTGTATGTAGCCATGATTTATCCTTGTAAGGTTTGTTTGATTTCAGAGAACTTAGAAAGAACCTGAGCGTGAAGATCAGGGTGGGTTTGCTTCAGCGAGTCAAGCTGCAGCTTATTGCTTGCCCAGTAGCTACTGAGGTCTGCAACGGTGGAGCAGGTGGTTGTAAACTTAATCATCAACTCTGCGAATGCGTTACGGCTTGCGTCACTGTTGTCCCACTCAGTGGGTTGGACAGCAACCTGCTTCATCTTCGGCTTTACTTCCTTGACTTCAACCTGCGTCTGAGACTCATCTGTCTCAGGCAAGTCTTCGCCTGCGTAGATATACAGGCCAAGTCCGTGCATAGCAACCGCCTTAACCAAGCAGCGCATGATGGATGTGTTTACATCAAACGAGTTAGGTGTAGGGATTGGTTTGTTACGGAAGTCCAAGACAGGCAACATACAGGTCATGGGCTTATCAAACATGGTGACGGTTACCCATACCATGAACGAGTTACCTACAGACATAAGAGGTGTTCCATCAAACATCTCTACCTTGAAGTTAGCCTTTGGATCAGCCTTCAGCACCTCTGCCCAAGCCCATGCCCATGACAGGTAGGTAAGACCATTCTTCTTCTCAGTATGGTCGTTGACATTCATCTTTAGTAGGTCAAGTTGATTCATTATTTAACTCTCTTTCTATCATATGGGCTACCAAGGAAGGCTCATATCCAAGCTTGGTAATAAAATCAAAAACTAAGCCATGCGCTCTGTAAATAGGGTGACATCTAATGTCTGTTGTGTCTTCGGCATAAATCGGAAACTCTTGGTATAAATCCCCAACAATGTCATAAAGCTCCATCAATCCGCTCCGTAACTTCTCCTCGATATTGCTTACACCACTCTGCAACTCCGCAGTAGTTCCCTGCACACCGACGAGGTTCTCCAAGTCTTGTTTCAACATATCCTTTTTCCTTTTCTGCCATTTCCTTGGCTTCTTGCTCACTGGTTAATACACGGATCGCAGTCTTGCGACCCTCTCTCTTCACGGCAAATGTCGTCTCCGACATCCAACGTTCTTTGTCGGTACAGGGTGGTAGTTCCTGTCCGAAATCCATAACCATCTTCGCTTCCTTATGAGCGTTTAAACGATTGCGGATGAATTCTTCTGCCTCGGTTGCGCTCCACAAAGGGATATCGACAATCACAATAGATGCTTCGGGGTAGTTCTCACCTGTCTTATTGCCGCTCCAGTCACGCAGGAAGGCACAGATCTTTAACCCAACAACCCGCTCCTTCTTGACGGTCTCAACGAACCACTTATACATATTGAGTTGCTGCACCCACTCAGCCTTCTCGTTCATCACCGACCACACAGAGGTGACCTTGTAATCCCAAACGATTGTTCCTGCGGGGATGCGCTCTTGGATGTCGATAGCACCGCTGATGGTTGTCCCATCAATCTCTGTAAAAAGACGTTCCTCGTAGGTGCAGTTCTCAGGCATCACGGTGTCTTCCATCACCTTATGCAGCGCAGTTCCAAGGAAGGTATACATCTTGTCAGAGATGTCCATCTCCATCCTATCGCTGTACTGTTCGCGTAACAGTGAAACTTTAGGTGGTGTCAAAAGACCTGTGACACTATAATCAGACTTGCCTTTGGTGTAGTCGTCTCTAGACATTGCTCTCACTAAAGCTATTGGTAGGTCGTATTTGTTTGTAACTTTCATCCATCTCTCCAAGGTTGTTTATGATTCCAGAACGCAATGATAGTGATGTTATCACAGAAAAGCAAGCGATATCAATAATTATTTTTGGTGAGCCTGCAAGTAAGGCAAATTCTCGCCGTGTGGTGAGGTTTGGGGGGATGTCTCGCCTGATCAAGTCTCAGAAGGCGTTGAACTATGGCGATGCTTTTTTACAACAGTGCGAAAAAATTCCTGTCCTGATGACCGGAGACTTGAGGGTTACTCTGCACATTTGGTATGCCTCACGCAGACCTGACCTTGATGAGAGCCTGATCCTAGACCTTATGCAGGGGCTAATCTACGAGAACGATCGTCAGGTTAAGGAGAGGCATTGCTACTTCT